CCACCATCTTCCGTTAGATTACCACTGACAGGCATTGATTGAAAGCTATGTTGAAAGGCTACAATTTTTTCCTTGTCTCGTATCATAGCAATTTTACAACCAGCTATACTGGAATTTCTAAAATCTAAATGATTAACTAACTCTGATTCATGACACAAAGGTATCCAACACTTCTTAAAAATTTTTTCCTGTTCTCTATTAAATATATCCCAACTACTATAAATACGACTATCAACGTATTCAACAGATGGTTCAGATAACCATTGAGTGTGCTTTCTAGCTGGCATCTAAGTCTCCTAAAGTAAAAGTATTGATATTATTAAATCTATTAACCACATTCTTTTTGTCCTGTTGCTGGGTCAACAAAGCAAGCTGCTCCGTCTTCCTGTGTTTCCTCTGGTTCAATCTTATTTAATATTCCATATCGTTTACCATCTAATCTAAAGGTAGTAACTCCTTTAAGTTTACCTTTCCATGCTTTAAAGTAAACATCTTTAAACTCTGTAAAGTTAACTTGGCTACCAATGTTAATAGTTTTAGATACAGCACTGTCAATAAATGGTTGAACTGCAATCTGCATATCAAGATGATTGTCAACGGAAAGCTCGTCAGTAGTCTCTCCTTTAAGATTGTATTTATCATATACATAATCTCGTAAACGAATAATCTTAGGACCATCTTCTGTTTGTACTGTACGATCTAATTCATGTTGGAATACTGGTTCTATTCCACTGGATATATTATCGGCTGTAAAACTAATTGTACCTGTGGGTGCTATACTAGTAAGATGAGAGTTTCTCATACCTTGTTTTTTAATCTTATCTTTTATATCTTCAGGAAGACGAGAGATGTATTCTCCCTCAAGGTATTTATCTACATCAAATAATTTAAACGATCCTTTCTCTACTGCTAAGTTTGAACTTGCTTCATAACTATCACACATAAGTGTCTTTAGAATTTTACGAGTGAATTTCCTACCATTAACACTTCCGTAACTATAGCCACAAAGAGTAAGGCAATTAGCAAGTCCTGTAATGCCCAAGCCCATTCTTCGTTTAGTCTTTGCCTCCTTCTCCTGACTAGGAAGAGGATAGGAAGTACGATCAATGACATTATCCATAGCCCTAACAACATGAGGTATATCCTCCTTAAATTTAATAAAATCAAACTTATTAGTTTCCATATTAACATACTTAACAAGGTTAAAGGAACCTAAAAGACAAGCACCATAAGGCGGTAAAGGTTGTTCACCGCATGGATTAGTTGCTGAGACAGTCTCACAGTACCACAAAGGATTATCATTATTAATACGATCTAGGAATAATACCCCCGGTTCTGCCCAATCCCAGTTGTTACGCATAATCTCATTCCATAGAGCTTCGGCATTAATTTCTTTATAAGGCTGTCCATCAAACTTTAGAGTAAACAACTTACCATCTTTAACTCTTTCCATAAATTCATCTGTAACACCTACAGATATATTAAAATTAGTTAGTGTGTTTTCATTACGTTTAGCTCTAATAAATTCCTCAATGTCTGGGTGATCAACACGGAGGACTGCCATCATAGCTCCTCTTCGGTGTCCTGCTGACATAATTGTTTGACATACTGAGTCAAAGATTCCCATAAAAGACACAGGACCGCTTGCGCTAGAATCAAGAGAGACAATACGATCGCCATTGGGGCGAATACGAGAAAAATCAAAGCCAATTCCACCACCTCTACGCATAGTCTCAGCGGACTGTGTAGCTCTCTCCATAATGCTTTCCATAGAGTCTTCAATAGTTCCGGAAACAAAACAGTTATACGCTGTAACATCCCTAGGACTCCCCATAGCTGCTTGAACTCTTCCTGCTGGCATAAACCTTTGGTTGAGTAAGATGTCTTTATACTCTTGTCTATGTTCTTCACTATCGGACATTGCCGCTGCCTGTCTCGAACACGCTTCACTGAACGCTTCATTTGCTAACCTATACTTTTGAGAATGTAAAGAATCGCATGACGGAACTTGTGGACCATACTGCATTATATTAACTTCAAATCTAAAGTGACTTTAAAACAAGTACCAGATATTCCAACAGCAAAGGGGACTGATTGTTTCATAGTGTTTATTGCATTAGGAAGAACAACATTGTTACAGTGTGTCATAGTTTCAGAGGAAGGTGCTTGAAATACTTTAGATTGTACTGTGTTATCTGAAAACACAATGGTTAAAATTAATATTATAACTTTCATTACTTTACTCCTATTAAATCTTTAAGGTCAGGGATTTTATAATTCGATCCCTTAAGCACCTTCCCCTCTTTATTATACACTGGATTACCCTCCTCGTCAAGTTTAGACATATTAGAGTTATGAACCCTATTAAAAGAGGTATCAAGATTACCAAGAAAGGTATTAAAACTAATGAAAGTGCCGGATATAATATACTGGACATCGTTTAATTCCTTAAGAAAATTAGCCCAATCTTCTGAAGAAGGTTTTCTACCTCGCATTAATTCCATAATAATTTTATCTATAGCTTCTACAGTTTCCTGTACTTCTTCTAGTAATAAATTTTTACGGAGTTCCAATAAAGAAACACTAGGATCATTATTTAAATCTAATCCCATTGCTCTATGAAATTCACTAACTTTATCTTCTCTTGTTTTATAATTATACATCATTTTAATTTAACCTTTTAGGGTCTGTTAAAGCTAAATCCATATAACAACTATCAAATAATAAATGTATTGCTTTTCTTATCATAGTTTTTTGTTCCTCTGTACTATCCTTATCACCTAAACTAAAAACAAGAGTTGCTATTAATTCAATTCTTCCTATAAGCGGATCAGGAGTAAAATGAATTGTTGCTTCATCTTTATCAATCAACATTTTTCTCCTCTTTAAATTCTTCAACAAAATATTCTTCGGTATCTACATCAAAGATTTCTCTTAATTCTTGATTGTTATCTTCAATTAGATCAGAAAATCTTTCTATAATATCATCAGAAGAAATGTTTAAAATCTCACAAAGAAAGGAAGGTTCAGCTAAATTAGATAGCCTGTTTAAAAATTGTTTATCAGGTAAGGACATTTTCTATATTCTCCAAGGTATACCATTTAAATTTTTCTTTTTCACACCATTGAGCCATGTTTATTTTACCACGCTTTCTAACTTTTTTTAATGGGTTGTGAAGTACAAAGACTAATTCATATCCTTGTGGGTATAAACAATCTCGTATCGATGTATATTTTTGAGTGTCTCCTACTCTAAAGAAACCCTTACATTCAATTAAAGTATTTCCTTTAATAAAATCAGGGATGTAATTTCTATGAACAACGTAGGGTAATTTTAGGGACTCGTACTCATAATCTATCCCTAAAATTAACCCTGTTTGTTTCTCAAAATTATTTCTATATTTAGGCACTAGACTTCTTAACATCTTTTATATTTCTTATAAGAGCGTGTGTCATGACTCCTCCAGAAGTTACAAAAGGTGCGCCATGTAACTCCCATTTTTCATTTAAAAGAATAGTAATCATTGATTCAAATTTTTCCGGTCTTATAGAAGTAACTACTTTAAATTCAATCATTTTTGACCCCTTTTTTTAAAGCGTCCTTTAATGTTTTTGTGATCCCTTTTTCTGAGGTATCTTTTTTAATAGATTTAGTTATGTCTACTCGTTTTCCGTCCGGTAGTAAGACTTCAAATGATGGCATTTAAATTAATCTCCTGTACGTTAGGTGGGTTTACTACTTTACTTAAAAATCTAGGTCCGGTTGAATAAGCGTATGCTTTTAATTCTGGATAACAATGTTTTTTGTACTGGCAATAAGAACATATAGTAGATAGTTTTAAATTGCCCGACTTGCCATCCGGAATGGGCTTTGAGCATTGAGAGGGAAGTTCTTCTCCCTCTACGGATTTTTTTACACGTTCTACAAGCTCCTCTATATCTTCCTTATAATAATTATACATTGGATTTTTAGTATCGTCAAGGTCATAATTCAAAACACACAAATGTCCATTCTGTTTATCCATTGCTAAGTATGCCCATTTACGTTCTCCTTCTGAATGAGCATAAGCTTTTGCCTGTGGTATATAACCAAATGGATCATCAGCAGCCAGTGTACCATCCTTAAACTTCTTAAACCCATAGGTACTTGTAGATTTAACATCGACAGTTACTCCGTCAATCTTACAATCCATATGACCTTTAACTCCTTTAACCTCACAAACTTTCTGTTCATCAGTAACTTCATGACCTGACATACGAGTAAGGAACAACAACATTTCTTCTATTATATTACCATACATAAATTTAATAAACGTATGGGGTTGTATTCTTTCTCCTACCCATTTGTTAAAGCTATACCATTGGACACGTTCCGGTTTACCTATAGATGATAAACGTAAACCTTTACGATTTTGATAATTATCATTTGGTAAAAACTCTTTACGCATAAGAGCCTTCATAGCTTCACCAAATTTCTCAATCTCTGCTTCGGCATCTATACCTTCCGGAACATTTCTGTTCTTCATAAGAGTATAAATATCCTCAACTAATGTTGATAAAGTTTTACTCATTTACTATATCCTTTTCCCATGTAAACGTATCAGTATTTTTATCATAAAATAGAAACTGAACATCTAAGTTTTGTTGAATTTTAGTCTTGTTTGGAATACGATATATTCCTGTAGTTTTAGCCGGAGGTTGAGTTTTAACATCAACTAAAATAACTTTTTTTCTTGTAATATCTAACGTGATTATATCTACAGGACCAGTAGAAGATTCATTTCTAAATACATCAAACCCACTATCTAATAAAAAAGATAAAGCTTTTATTTCCGACATATCTCCTTGTCTTTTAGCACAGATTTCTAATGCGTATCTGCCCATGTTTTCCCTACCTTGTATTCGCCATCTAAGGGACAGCGTAAGTTAAATTTTATACCAGCAGCTTTTATACACTCCACTGCCAGCCATCCAAATTTCTCTGCTTGGTCTTCCCTAACTTCCGCTTGAAACTCGTCATGAATATTACCTACAAATTTATAGTCTATACCATATATTTTAGCGTATTCATCAAGTATCGTCAAGGACTTCTTCATAACCACTGAAGCTGCTGATTGTAATAAAGTATTAAGAGCAGCATGGTTACTTCTTATAATAAGTTTACGATTATCTAAGCCTCTAAGATGCCCTCTAACAGTGGCACGTTCAACTCTTTCTCGTAAGTCTCTAAGAGATGGCGTGTTGTCGAGAAATAATGTCTTAAGTCTTGCTCCATCTGTTGCTGAACCACCAACGATGGAACCAATTTTCCTGTCTCCTGCTCCGTATAAAAAAGCATAGATAAAAGTTTTAGCAGTGTCTCTTGTTGTAAGTCCAGCAGCCTCTTGGTTTGCTGAGTGTATATCTCCGTGGAGGATTTCATGTGTGTACTCCTTATCATTCATGTAATGAGCTAACATTCTTAATTCTATTCCGGAAGCATCTGCTCCTACTAACTTCCTACCTTTTGGTACAGTCCAACAGCTACGACATTCCGTACCATAAGGTGAGTAACTTGCAGGGACTTGAGACATATTAGGACTACTGTGTGTCATCCTACCAGTAACAGCCCCTATTGTATTAACATAACCCCGAACTCTACCATCTTCCTCGACTGCATCTAACCATGATTGTATTTGAGCATGACGTTTCTGTATTAATAAGTATTCCGATATTAACTGAGCCTCTGGAATACCAACCACTTTGGAAAGTATAGCTTCATCAACAATCACATGGCCTTTCTCTGTAAAGTTATCAGGCTTCCATCCAAAGTATTGTAAATGTCTGCCTATCTGTTGTCGAGAACCTAGGTTAAACTCTGGTAAATCTATGCGACTAAAAGGACCGCATACAGACCGCCACTCATCACCAAGAAACTTAATACCGACATTGGAAAGCTCTCCGTTCTTCTTGTACTTAGGATGTATCTCTTTAATGAATACAGGTAGTGGTTTAAATTTCTCATGAACTTCATCCTCTAGTTGTATCTTACGTTCCTTAAGGGTAGCTAATAAATCCCAACACTTCTTCTGATCTAACGTCCACCCATTTTGAATTTGTTGTGTAACCACTGACTGAACCTGATGTTCCAGATCGATACTTGTATCACCAAAAGCAGCCAGCTTATCTGTAAGTATATTATACAGCTTTTGTGTAACCTTAAGGTCTTGGATACAATATTGTTCCATCTCAGGGCTGAAGGAATTAAAATCACTATGCTCTCCTTTAGGAAAATTTAATCTGTCACCCCACGCTCTAAGGGAATGTCCTCCTTCTAACTGTGGGTTATACAGCCTTGATAAAATTAAAGTGTCTACTATTTTTATCCCATCGAACGAGATACCTAGGAATTTGTTTAACTGTACTGAATCGAAATCTATGAAGTTGTGACCAATAATTTCCTCGTGTTGATTTAGCCATTGTTGTATCTCCTCTTTGTTAAATGGTGGTAGAAAGTTTCTGACCTCTCCCGACTCGCTCAGAGTACCAATCATCCAGATTTTCGTAACGGGTAACTCTGTGGTTTCTATATCTACGATAAGCTTTGTTGTCATTGGTTAATGTCTCACCTCTTCTTAAAGCAATATGCTCAAGCCTATGACAGTTACTACATAGTATAACACATTTATCTGCTTCATCAAGTGTTTCTTTTTTTGGACCTTTAACACCACGCCAACTGTTAACATCTAAACCCATTAATTTATTACTATCTAATGGGTGGTGAAAATCCAAAAGCTCAGTAGCATATTGTTGATTACAAATTTGACATCTCATGTCAGTACGATTTTTTATATACTTCTCCTTATTATAAACACCGCTATGATGCCATTTCCTAGGTTGTTTAAAACTCTTCATCATTCACCGCCTGTATCTCTGGAGGGTTGCCTTGTAATAACCTAGATGTGTCTTGCTCATAGTATAACCAGCCAGCAGTACCAGTACGTCCAGTACGCCTACACTTGACAAGTTGTACCTTAGTGGAATTACGAGCATAATCATCATCCGATAATTTATCACGACTAAGTAAGATTGTATTAAATGCTATCTGATTAATAGAACCGGAACCCTTCATGTCATACTCACTAACATCATGAGCATCTTTAACCTGTGGCTTACGCATATGAGAAACAACAATGATACTAATGTTAGTTTCCTTTGCAAGCTTAAGGCAACGATCCATAAANGCATCTATCATTCCGTTCTCATTACTTGTTACAGCAACTTGTAACGGATCAATAATAACCACATCACAATCTAAACCTTTNGCCATAAATCTGATCTTGGAAAACAACTCATCCAGATCATCGGAACCTTGGTGGTTATGAATGTGTAACTTCTCATCTCTCTTAAGATCATCATAGAACTTACGGAACTCTTGATAGTCACGATCAGCATTAGGAATGTTTGATAAATTCTTACCCATGTGTATCGAGACAAGCTTCTCCGTAGTCTCACCTAAACTACTCTCTAGGAAAGCTACACCGATCTTCTTATTACTCTCCTGTTTCATACCATATAGAAGGTTATAGACTACTGTGGTTTTACCGACTGAAGTTAAGGCTCCGATAACAGTCACCTCTCCAGCAGCGATACCTCCATTCATCATTCCATTGAGTGTACCAAAAGCAGCCGGAAGAGGTGTTACTTCCTCAGTACCCCTGCGAACAAACTCATCCCAGCATTGTTCATCGGAAAAGGGAACAACATCTACTGGGCGGTAGGGTTTAGCATCCCACCAACAAGATGTAAATTCCCTAACCTTACCAGCCTTAAGCATATCACCAGCATCCTTAACACCATCCGGTAAGGCTACAACCTTGACTTTATTGTGGGAAAATAATGGTAGTACAGATTGAGTAGCTTTATGACCAGCAGGGTCATTATCAAAACAGATAACGACATTCTCAAATGTCTCAAGCCACTCTAAGTTCTCCTTGATGTCTGCTTTAGCTCCGGCTGATCCTGTCTTAATAGATACGACAGGCCACTTGCCATCAAACATCTCAGCAATAGCCAGTGCATCAGCCTCACCTTCCGTAATGGTGACAAACTTACCACCCTCACGCCACAAATTCTGACCGAACAATCCGGTATTACTTAAGGTTCCTGTAGCATAGAATTGTTTATTCTCTACAGTCCTGACTTTAGTTCCTACGACTGTTCCATTATCTTTATCGTAGTAAGGGTAATGGTGCTTAAGAATATCACCCTTCTTGTTTTGCTCTAACGTGACCCCGAATTTAGCCACGATAGACTGTGATATATTTCTGTCTTTAATAGGTCCACTAGTACCTAGCATTTCAAAACCTTTCACTGGTGTAAGTTTAACTGTTTTCTCTTGACCATCAACAAACTTAACAAAGCCACACTTATAACAGTAGGCATGACCATCATCATATATTGCTAAATTATCTCCTTTACGATCTTCTCCCTTACCTCGACACTTAGGGCAAGGCTCTCGATTAATTACCTTACTATCTTTCAATGCTGTTTGCATAATCCCACCTATAAAATATATGGTCCTCGATCTCAACTGTTCTTGTCTTACTTTTAGCCCATGAAGGTTGCACATAATCGGCATGATAATGCGTTGCTCCATCAGTAATATCAATAGACGTTGGTTTGGATATCATTTTAAGAGAAAAATTATAGATAGTATTAAAATTTTCCCTCTCTAATGGAGTATCTGATTTACCATCACAGTACCAAGAGAACTGGCATCTATTCCGTACTGGTATTAACTCGCCTGTCCCTTTCCATGATGGTCTGGTTGGTCCTTGGAACACCACCTCACATATTGTATTAGGAAACCTCTCATCATTCACCCGATTGATAACTACATTCGCTACTGCTAATTTACCAGCGAATGATTGATTTCTAGCTTCATGATATACATTTAAAGCTAGGCAGAAAGCCTCAGGGTGAGGCGTTGCTGTCATTATATGACTTGCTAAGATTAACTCTTTTATCATTACCTCACCCCTTTGCTTTAGTTAAAAATCTTCTTCGTCATCTGCACCATCACCAGACATATCTGCGTATTCCAGAACTTTAATCTTCTTAAAGTATGGTGATACTCCATAAGTAGGGTGTGGTTTAGAACCTTGCCATAAAATTCTAACAGTAGAACCATATGGAATATTTTTAGCTACCGACTCTCCATCTACATCGACAACTTCAAACTGTGGAAACTTAGTAACAAACTTCCTCTGCTTCTGGTTCTTATATTCTTTAAGTAGAACCCCCTCATCTGAAAGCTTCTTAGCTTCATCCTTATCAGGGATTGTTATCACAATGGAATACTTACCAGTGTCCGTTCCATTGAAACGCTCTGTCTCATTTAGATTACTAAACGCTACTATACCTTCTGTTATCATATCGCATCTCTCCTATAGTTAATATAAATATTCTACTCTCTATTTATTTATCTGTCAACCCACTTCACCACTGGTAAATATTTTCTCAACCTCCTTTAGCTGATTAATGGCAGATTGACGTTGATTTTTAGAACTAATATCTAACTTTAATCTTTCCAGATATATAGCTCCATCGAGTAGCTCTTCGATTGCATGGTCTATCCATTCTACAGTTGATACATCATCCCGCATCATGGTGACACCATACTTCTCCATACCAACTTCTGATCTTGACCGCATACGATCAATCACAGTCTGCACAATCGGGTCTCTGTCTTCACTCATTCTCATACTTTTCATCCTCTGTTGCCCAAATTATTGTTATTTCCTCTGCACCCTCCTCTCTAAACTCTCCAGTTTTTGCATCTACATAGACAGGCCAAGCCCGTAACTGTATAGGCGAGATAACATCTCTACTAGTATCCCAGAACAAGTTACACCGATACCTATAGACATCTGATTGTCTATGATATTTTTCCGGAGTATTTCCAGAAGTCCGTGTGCCGGAACATTCAAAAAATATATCACCGGAAATTAATTCATGAGAAAATTTATTATCTCCAATTGCATATTGAACATGAGAGGCTAGGGAGTGTAAAGCCTCTTCGATTATGTGAGATTTTATATCGCTATCGTAGATCATCTCTCTTCTCCATTATTTCTAATATATATTCTAGGCTTTTCTCAAGAGATTCTAACCTATCATCGACACGTTGCTCAACCTTGTATGACCGAACAGCCCCTGCCCCTGATAAGATGCCAGAGGAAACGGCACAAGATGACAAAATAGAAAGACATAAAATTATACTACTTATTTTCCTCAATAAAATATTCCTCAATTTCTTTATCCAATATTTTCTCTGTTAGCTTATTCTTTTTAGACATAAATGTTTGTGGTTTACAATATTTATCCATATCTATTTTAACATAATTTTTAGGTTTAATTTTAACCATAACTACCTCTAGGGTTCTTTAGTGTTAACTTAATTAATAACTAAAGTGTTAATTACTCATGAACACTTAAGAATATTCTACAATAGAATATTCAAAGTGTCACATGATATAAATTCATGACTAAAACATATCATTTTCATGCTCGATATGGTTTCTGGAAACTAATTCAGAATTATCTCCATAGCTAACATCTTCACAATCTAAACACATATATTGTGCAAAGCCATTCACGTGCATGATGTATTCTTTTAAACCATTGCATTTGTTACACTTTTTCATATATTTCATCTTGGTCATGACTCGTTTCCTTTTATAATTTTTCATATATTTCATCTTGCTCACGACTCATCTCCTTTTACAATTTTAAGGTCATTTAGCCACCCTGATAAAAAATCATCGTAGCCTGACATTAAATTTGATATTTGAACTTCACATGTACCACATGTATCTCTGTAATCGCCATGAGTATTTTTAATTACGCTTTCAGTAATGGATAGCTTGTTATTACATAGTCGGCACCTCATTCTAATTCTCCTTCCTTATTTATTTGTAACCATGAATACCTAGTTTTTAGGTCTTGGAAGCTCAACTGCTCAATCTCTTGTTTTAGCCCTATTAAGGCTAAATCTATACATTTATTTAAAGTAATAAATTGAAATTCATGCTCAACTAATGTCATGATCATCTCTTGTTTTTCATCTCGTTTTTTATCCAGTTCATTCATTTTTACTCTCCTATTTTAAACTTTTTATTTCGTTCATAGTTAGGCAACCTCTACAAACATGAACTGCTCCGTCTGCAAACTCATCACCACCACCGCACTCACTAGCGGTAATGTCTTCATCTAGATATATTTGCTCATTACACCTATCACAAGTATAACCAGCACATTCAGCACAAGAATAGCCGTCATCAGTAGGTAAACGATTAACAAATTTACCAGAGCCAAAACTTGTATCTTGAGAACAGTATACACAATTCATTTTACTCTCCTAAAAATTATAATCGTAAAAAGATTATAAACATTAAAAACAAAATTTACAATACTTTTTTTAAATAACATGATAGGGAAAATCTATCTTAAAAATCTGTTACGGGTTATAGAGAGAGAATGACAAGATGACACTTGTGACAGCTAAAATAAGTTCTATAAATTTTTATTAATAATAATAAAATAACTTAGAATTACTGTCATTACTGTCATTCTGTCACAATTCCCTACACATACTTCTACACATACTTAAACCCTTCCCCATTACTTACGGACTTTTTAAAATTGCCTCAGGATCAACGGGAAATTTCCGTAGGGTTTACTATAGGGAACATAGCTCTTGCGAATCTGGAAGCATCCTAGGGGCCTTATTTACTAGGTTATAGACAAAAAAGAACCCTAGAAGCTTTTTAAAGCCCTAGGGTTAAGTTTAGAGGAGTTATTTCACAATCTCTTAATGTGTTTTGAAAATCACGTTTTTAGTAGTAGCCCAACACAAGGTGCAGGTTCCGCAACTATCAGTTTTGTCTTCCTGAACCGGACACATAAAAGCTTGCTTGCTGGTTAATTGCTCACTTGCTCTTTTATCATCAAAAGATAAGGCGGTCATGGTTTTTAAATTAAAGTCACCAGAAACCCTAACCATGAACCTATTAATCCATTTAATG